GCCCCGGTTCCCTCAACCCCTGTCGGGGCAACCAGTGCATCTCCTACTACGGCGAGAGAGCCAACCGCACCAGTAGCAGAAACACCTGTTGGGGAAACAACAGCAGAGCCGCTAACCGCAATCGCTTCGGAACCTGAATCACTCCAAGCCCCCGAACTCCATGTGGCACGACCCCAGCCTGTAACGTCAGGGGCAATTTTACCAGTAGCAGAAACACCCGTTACTTCAACGGGATCTCCCCCAGACCACGGGCCACTACTCCATTCACCTCGGCCCCAGCCCGTGAGAGACATAACTTACTCAGTTAGGCAATGCGGATTATTGCGCTGCTTGCATCCGCAGTTGGGAATTGAATGGTGAAATCACCAGTCGAGCTAGACTTGTCCGACCCGAAATCAAGCACAGCAACCGCTTTGTCTGAATCAGTGCTGTTATAGATCACTGCTCCTCGTGCGGTAATGGTTGCGCTGCTCCAAGTGGTATTGGCAAAATCCGTAAACGCAGTAGTGCCGCTGGTGGCAGGATCAATTCTCGTGAGGGTATTCCCCCCAGAAGAATATCCAGCCCCGCTCACTTCATTGGTCGCTGAATACGCCGTCGTCGTGGCATCCAAGGTAGCGCTGCTTGTAAACAACGCGATCTTGAAAGTATCGCCGCCGCTTAACAGAAAATTATGCACACCCTCAAGAATCTCCTTCTTGAATGAAGTACACATTGCTTGTGTAATTGCCATCTACTCTCTCCTGTCGGCAAGGTTCGTAAATCCACTGTTCAATACTTCCTGCATACAGCGGTCTCTTTCAGCCCGCATTGCATCCTTTATGTAATGATGCACTACCGCTTCAATTCTGTCCCTAAACGCTTCTGCCTGAAGACGTATCTCAGGAGGGGCGCTGTCACTTACATATAATAACTTTTGACAGCATAGCCTTGTAATCTGCTCTGCCGTCAGGCCGCCATCCTTGCTGGTCTCTACAAAAACAGGCGGGATCTCACCAGCCTTTAATGTGATCATCTAGCCGCCACCACCTGCGCGGTAGACGCACCATCCCGATACCAGTCACGCTGGTCATCGAACTCACCCAGCTTCTTGAAGCCCTGCAACGCCGCCTTGTAACGAGTGTCATACAGGCCAATCAACTCTGCCTCCCCCTTCATAAACGTGTAGGCTTCTACCAGACATCCATACAGAAGGGCCGTGTCGGCATTATCTCCCAGCCATGTTGTTGTAACGATGCTTGAAATCGGGGCAGGAGCATATTTGTAATGTAACTCCGTTGTGTAATTGGCATCAGGTATTGGCGAGAGAATAAAAGACTCATCCGAATAGTGTCCATAGTATTTTGGTTGCCCGGTATCGTCCGTATCAGGCGACATCTCCCTCATAAAGGAAACATCCTTCGGTAGCAGATAAGTGTAGACATTGCCTGCACTGATGGTGGCAAGAGAGAACGCCGTTAAAAAATCCGTTGGCTTCGCCAGATAAGAATTGGAGGTGGTCATCGTCCCGCTCACATTCTTGTGGAAAACAGGCAGGTCAATATCCAGTACAATCCTTCTTGAGGCTTGCTCAATAAAGATGTCAATATTATTGACGAAGGTGGTCTCCGTATTCTCTGTGTAATCTTGGATAGCCTGAATAAGCGTGGCATAATTCATCAGTTGGGTAACTCCGTATGGTTGTCTACGCTATTCAATTCCAGCAACAGAGTAATATACTTGGCAAACCAGTCTGCATGATCTTGGTCTACCAACCCCGTAAATGCCACATTAACCACATGGCCTTCTTTGCCCACCTCCGCAACAAACACGCTGTACTCAACCCCCGGCACCTGAGCCGCAGCTTGCATATTGTGCAATTCTTTGTGAGATAAAGGCATCACGTTGTCACCACGGTTACAGTACCAATCTCACCAGTAGCCTGCATACTGGTCTGGGTGGCGAACCCATATTGACCTTCCAAAGAATTATTGTCACCAACTGGTGCCCAGTTCCAGACAATGTCACGCTGTTCCTTCAGATTTGTTTCCGGGCGTGGACCCCGCAAGGCTTCTGGGTCATTGATGGGGAACCTCCCCAGCCACAGTTGCGGCTGGTCGGGGTCAAGCATCGCTGGGGAAACCTTTAGACCAGAATTCTTGCCATCTATAATCTGGTTATGCAAATCCTTGAGTTTAAAGGTGAGGCCACTACGATCACAGATTCCAAGAGCATATTTATCGGAAGCATAGTCCCCCATCAGATTGCCCCATAGCCACCGGGGATAACCTGAAAACTAGCCTTCACCCGATCCTCATCTGCCGCAAACTGGAACTGCTCATCATACACTGCCTTCAATCCCTGCACCCTTCCTTCCGCCTGCGGCTTCTTCATGGCAACATAATAGGCAAGTCCCGCTGTTAACGCAGGCAACCAGCGGTTAGGAGCATCATAGGTATTAGTACCAGCAGTACCGACATCCTCAATACGTTTAATCCTCCAATACACCAGCGTATAAGTTTCTGTGTCATCGGGCACAGGCCATAACGTGTACTGTGGAGAAGTCGTGCGTTGAAAATAAATTTGCAGCGGCTTCGCTGTAGTGAGTTTGTTTGGTATGGAGGCATAAGCAGGGGGAGAGATTCTTGTTAAAGAAGTATCCGCCTGCGTGGAAACATTGCCAGCATTCGTGCGGATCATCTGATCCAGAAAGTCAATGGTTCCAGCAGGGAAACTATAAGTAGCAACATCTTTTGTAAGAAGTTGCGTTCCCTCCTCTATCGTCCATAGGTTCAGCCCTCTGTTGGCCCACTCCAGAGACATAAGGTCAAGACTACGACGAGCGGTTTTAAGATCGTACCCACTCCGCATCTCCACACCAGCACGCTCAAAGGCTTCCTCGCAGATGTCTGCAATATCCAGTGTGAAGGTGCTTGTACCGCTAGTAGCCATTACGAATACGCCTTCTTCTTAACTTTCTTGCCTGTCTTCTTTGCATACGCCTTGGCCTTCTTCTTTCCAGCCTTGGTGTACGCAAACTTTTTCTTTCCTACGGTTGGCATCAGGACTTCTTCTTTCTCATTTTCCGAAAGGTCTCAGCAAGTCTTGCCCGCTGCCCTGTCTTACCCGGCTTCTTGGCAGCAGCCCGTAACTTCTTGGCAGGTATCTTCTGCCCCGGCTTAACACCCAACGTCTTGCGTAACGCACCGGGCTTCTTTATCGCTTTCTGTATCCACTTCTTATTTTTCTTTGCCATCAGACTCTTTCTTCGGAGGACACACGCAAGTCTCCGGGTTGGGGAGTTGACCGCCGCATTTCTTGCAAGTAGCCATCAGGTAATCCTCGCAGCAATGAAGCGATCAAATTTTTCTTCCATCCTATCAAAGCGACCAAGGATCTCCTTCATGTCCTGCTGGAGATCATCCTTCGTAACATACGTCTTGGCAACTTCCTCACGGGTATCGGCCAGCCTTCTCTTGAGATCAGATACTTGCTGGCCCATGCCCCGCATCCAGTACACAAAAGAACCTCCTCCTATAGTAAGAATGAGATTCCAGATTATTGTCGGATCAATGTCCATCACGCATAATATTTAACAGCGCGGATCACGATCTCATAGCTATCGCCAGAGGCCGCAGTTCCTAACGTAGATAATAGGATGTCTCCTGTTGGAGTGGTCCCATAAGTTTTCAAGCCGCCAACCTCAGAAAGGTCTTGGTGGGTCCAGCCCGGACCCATATCAAAAGCAACAACATCCGTGCTTGCATCATACCAGAGACGGACACCATCAAAGCCATTAACCTGCGCCCACACTTCCTGAATGCGAACTTCATCGCAGGCAGCGCCACGAGCATTCGTTGCGAGCGCAGAGACATCAATTTTAGTGACCTTGGCTTCCCCGGTATTGTCAGAGAGATTGGTCAACTGAACGACAAGCTGACGCTCACCGTCCTCAATAGTGGTAACCGCTACAGCGTCAGCCATAAGATTCTCCTATCAGGGGGAGGGAATACCTCCCCCATTACTCAGGGTTTACGCAGTGGCGAATGGTGTTGCGATAGAACCAGAACCAGCAAGAACGCCCTGCACCAGATACTGCACCGATTTCAAGGCAGTGCATTCGATGTAACTACCGACAATGCCACCAGTAGTGGTGCCGTTGTAAGTCATTACGTCATCCGATGCGCCGGGGGAGTAAATCTCAAAAGTGCTGGTACTAATACCTATGCCGATGCTTCCGACAAACTTGTCAGTGCCATCGGTCTTGATATCCAGATCAGACGCCAGCGTCTCAATGTAGAAACGGAACGTAGCGCCCTGATTGTTTAAGGTGTTGGGATCGTCGCCGGGACCAGCAGAACTAGGCGTAGCCGTAGTTACGATGGAAGGAAGCGTGATCTTGCAAGTCGCGTTATTCAACGTAATGAGCCTGCCTGCATGATCAGCGACAGTGAGAGTGGTATCGGCAGTGATGTTCACCACCATGCCGGGGCCTGTGCTGTAGAACCCGTTAAGGGATCGGACAGGACCGTCAAAACTTGTACGAGCCATAAAAAAATTCCTTCTTACGAAAGGTTTAGCCCCAGAGTCTTCGTAAGCGTCGGCTGGGTCCGTCGCTAGGGCTGTTCAATCCCAGAGGTAACAAAGAAAAAGGGGGGCAAAGCCCCCCTTAATCCTATGAAGCGCCCGGTGATCCAAAGATCCCCAATGGGTCAGAAACACCAAACGAATAACGCTCACGGCTTTTATACCGTACATTACCCGTGTTGAAATCTCCATCCATTGCTGTAGTCAATGGGGAGCGTTCAAAATGTTTCAATCCATTTGGAACATCAGATACGAGAAACCACGCATTTCCATCAGTTAAGTAATGGTTTACGCGATAGCCATCAGGCACCGTGCCATTATGTTTAATGGCGTTGATGTCGTTGTCAGCAGTACCCACCCGGTGTTCCGTATCCAAGATACGGGTGGCAACAAACATCAGGTCTGGCGGAACAACCATCCGACGCGGGCGAGCCGCAATCAGAAGACCACGTTGATCCGTCCACTTTGCAATCTGGATGACCGCTGCCTCAAGAGAGGTCTCGTTCAAGTCAGCCGCAGTGGATGGCGTGTTGGAGTTCGTGCCGCCTGACACGAGTGGATGCGCGGTATTAAACAACGTAACACCATCACCCGATTGATATGTCCCACCGGGCATACCGTTGTTCAGGGGATTAGCAGCTTTAACCTGCTTGGTGTACGCCATCGCACGAGCGAGCGCTTTGGTATAGCGGGCACTTACGGAATCATAGAGGTTGTCCTCCATTGCTTCCTCAGTGATCGCAAATCCCATTGCAATCGTTTCGTGGTTATACCGTGCGGTGTAACTCTCCTGCGCGTTGTCATACGCGATTGCAGAACCCTCGTTCTTAACGGGGGCTGCATCAAAACCGGCCAGAGCAACTTCTTCTTCAAAGCTGCGGTCTGACGATTCAGTCTCGTACAACTCTTTGTCCTCTGCTTCGTAGTGAGCATACTCAAGCCCAAACAAAGCATTCAAACCCGGCAGGAGTTCTTTAAGCATTTGCGCTCTTGAAATAGCCATAGCTCAATCCTTCCTTAAATGCCGGTCGTATCTTGGTACTGATGAGAGGCACAGGAGTCGCCAGTGGCGTCTCCACCAGAGTTCCACTTGCAGATGATGTCTGTAAAGGCATCTCCTACTGCGGAATTAGGCCCATCAATAAAACCAATAATACGGAGTGGCAGGGTTTTTGTGGTAGCTATCGTAGAAATCGTTACCGAGTTCTTACTTGTACCGATAGCCGTTGAACCAGCCGTTTGGGTAACAGCAATATTATTACCAAGCG